CTGCAGGTGGCTCTTCAGCAGGTGGTTCTTCTGCAGGTGGTTCTTCTGCAGGTGGTTCTTCTGCTGGTGGCTCTTCTGCTGGTGGCTCTTCTGCTGGTGGTTCTTCTGCTGGTGGCTCTGTAATTGGACCAAGATCTATTACGACTGGAGGATTAGCAACTAAATTTGAACTTTGAGTAGAAGGAATTGAAATTACAGTTTCAGCATAATTACTTACAGGTCCAGACCAGTTTGCAATTCTTATTGTATATGTTGCTCCTTCTTCAAGTCCTGTTAGCTGTATTGATTCTGGGGCTCCGTCAGTATTTAATGTTTGACCAGCATAAGGATTTTCGGCATCTGGACTATTAGCAATTACTTGATAAAACCAAGTGTTGGCTGTATATCCTGATGGAAGTTCTGGGGCTATAGTAACAGTTGTACCTTCAATAGTTGTTTCTGAAATAATTGGAGCGGGAGTTGGAATATTATTACTAATTGCTGTATTTAATTCTTGAGCATTTGTATTCAATGCTGTTTGTAAATTTGTTTTTGCAACAGAGGCAGTATTTATTGAATTATTTAATGATGATATGCTAGACGCAAGAGAAGCATTAGCAGCATTATTTACTGTATTCTGAGCAACAACTGGGCTAAGGCTTTGATTTAATTGAGTAATAGTTGCATTTGCTGCATCTACTGCTGCCTGAACTGATGAAGTATTAGGATCTACGTATGGAGTAAATGCTGAGCCCTGGCTTATTTGTCCCGCAAAACCTGATCCAGTATTTGTATCCTGTATTGGAATAATTGTTCCATTAGTTGTTTCTCTGTAATTAAATCTTGCCCCATTTGGTATTGGTCCAACTGCAGTTACATTTGCCATCCAGGCACCATCTGTTGGATTTACATCAGCATTAAATCTAATTTGAACCATTTGTGTAGAGGCATCTTGTTGCGGATATGGTCTTACATCCCAAGCAATATCTAGACTTGTTCCTGTAGTTGAATATGTAATTCCAGTTCCTGTACTCCAAGTTGTCCAGTCCCAACCAGCAATAGAAACAGATGGAGCATTTGGAGTTTGATAATATATCCAACCTTGATCTACGCCAAATGTTATTGTGGCATTAGATCCAACATATACGTTGGTATATAGAGTGTTTCCCATTAATAAATTAAATGGAAGATTCATTCTTATGCCAGCATCGTCTACCCCAGCCAAAACATTTGTAGTTGTGCCTATGGTTGCTTGTAAATTATTTACTGCTGTCTGAGCATTATCAATAGCAATATTTGCTTGAGTTAATTCTGTTTGTGCTGTTGCCTGTGCTGTTACTGCAACATTTCGTGCAGACACTGCTTCAGATACTGCTGTTTGAGCAGTTGAAGTATCAATATTATTTATTGCATTTTGAGCTGTAGATATAGTTTCTTTGGCATCTTGAACTAATTGTGAGCTTTGGTCTATTGGAGTAACTGTAAGATCTACTGCATTAATTTCAGCAGTTGCTGTATCAATTGCCGCAACGCTTGCTTGAGCCACACTAACCAGTTGGTTTATTTGAGATACTTCTGCAACAGCTTCTGCTCTTTCTGATTGAGCAACACTAATTGCGGCAGTTGCTGTATCTGTGGAGGCAATAGCCTGTTGAACTTCTGTATTAGCTGTCGCCAATGCCTCATTGACTGCTTGTTGAGCAGGGCTTACAACTACTTGTTCTGATGGAGCTGGAGGCTCTTCTGCATATGAAGTAGTTGGTCCAAAAATAAAAAGCCAGCCCACAACAATGAGGCTGGATAGTAGGTATTTTACCCTTCTAGTCAATTAGGTTTCTCCTAAGTAAAACAATACTTTTGTTTACTTAAGAATTATAACACAATGATCTTATTAAATTAAACTAGTTAACTACTTTGCGTTATCTGTTTTATAAAAACCATTACCTTTAAACTGTATGCCAAACCCACCGTAATGTCTTTGCAATCTCTTACCACATTCATTACATAAGTATATTGGCTCTACAGAAGTTATTGATCTTTCTTTTGGCACTATACTGTCTGGTGAACACTCACACTTGTACTCGTAAATAGGCATTACTTACCGCTCTTTTTTCTCTTTTCAGCTAAGGCAACAAAGTCTTTGACCTTAGTCTCTCCCATGTATCCCCACGCATAACCATCTTCAATCATCTGCTCATTAACTGACTTTGTATTGCCGTCAAGATAAACCCAGCCAAGTATTCTTCCATATTTCTCTGAACTATCTGGCTTTTCTGTCTTTACTATAATATCTTTGGCATCTTTAAACTTAGACTTAAGATATTCTTTTGACTCTAAGCCTAATGTTTTTTCAAGTTTATCTGTTGTTCTTGACTCTGGTGTATCAATGCCAGCTAGTCTAAGTCTTTGAGAATACGATATGCTGAAACCAAGATCAATGTCAACATCAATAGTATCTCCGTCCACTATCTTTGTTACTTGCTTAACTCTGTATTCAAACATAATTCTCCTTAATTTTGATGAGCAGTTTACAGTCATGCTCAGGACTATTCCAGTTGTTTTAAGTCGCTGTCTCCCCCGACTATCCTGGGCAGCGATGCCCATATCTGCGACTCCCCAGTGACGGGGTGCAGATCTTTATTATACTATTTATTTGATCTTGATAGTCTTTGGCTTTTTCTCTTCTGGCAAAATGCGTACAATATCAATCTTAAGCATTCCATCCTTTAGTTCAGCAGCCTTTACTTCCATATACTCACCAAGAGCCCACTCACGAGTAAATTTACGGGCAGCAATACCACGGTGGATAAACTTCGAATCGCTATCCTCCGCTTTTGATTCTCCCTTTACTGTAAGCTTGCCGTCTGCTGTTGATACATCAATGTCTGTTTTACCAAAACCAGCAACGGCTAATTCGACAACAAAGTTGTCTTCGTCTACCTTGATTACGTTATATGGTGGGTAATTTGTAGAAGCAGATACTGTTTGGACATGATTCCATGTATCTAGCGCCCTATCAAACCCAATAAAAAATGGGTCCTTAAAAAGGTCCCATGCAAATGTTGTTACCATTTTATTCCTCCTTCAAGCGAATAAGTTAATTTAGGACCCCTTTAGGGCATCCTAGGATAATTATATCATATTTAAAAAATCTTTTTTTTCTTATCTTTCATTTTTTCTGCGTCTGCTTCAGATGCATACAGGGCTCTTAGTTGGGCTTTAGCGGCAGATTCTCCTGAATGGCATCCTACTAATTCTCCGCTACCCTGTTTTACAACAGCGTACCCTTTACATCCTGCTACGTTTTGTTTAATTTCCCAAGGCATATTTTTCTCCTAGTCGTTTGGTATATCTTTAAAGTCTTTTGGATCTATTTCCACAAGACCTTTTTCTTTAGCTATTTTTTGTCCTTCTGGACTTAAATGCAAAATTGCCTGTAAATTTTCATCATATTCAATTTCTACTAAACCAGCTTCATACAATTCAATCAAAGACCTATCAACATAATCAACATGGGACTGCCATAATTCTGGGGCTAGATCTTTTGCAAGTTCTTGATTTATGGAATAAATCATCTCTCCATTTTCATCCATGCCCTCTAAATTAACCACTCCTATCTCTAGATAATATGCCAACATTTCATCGTCATTCTTATCTTCAAGACTCATTTATGGTTCCGTCCTCATTTTTATCAATTGTTGTTTCTACTATCTGCTGAACATATTCAGAAAAGTGTTTTCTAATACTTCCTAGCGGTCTAGAGCCAGCAGACTTCCAGATTCTCTTATATTCTATCACATTAGCAAATGTAGTAGGGCAAAGTGGTACTCCATTATATTCTTTTAATACTGTAGGCAGCGGGACGTGTTTGCCGCAACACTTACATTCTTTTGCTCTTTCTTGATATATACTCATACTATTTCCATTCCGTCTAATACATCTGATAAATCCTTGGGCATTCTTGGTGGCCTTATCATGTTCATTACGATCTCGTCTTCTTCTTTTTCTCTATCCCACTTCAAAGAGCTGTAGGTATGTATGTCTATCTCTTCGTTGTTTTGTGGCCTGCTTCTACTAATTGCGTTATATACAGAACCGCAAACAGCATCAGCCAAGTCTTTTGATCCTTTTCGTGGGTGATCAACCCTGTCTCTCATAATTTTTAACTGAAGTAATTCGTCTATAAGCAATTTAATTGCAGGTCCGCTTAATCTATCTTCTGCAACGACCATAGCCATGTCATCGTAATGTTTTTTTGCAACTGACAATGTTTCTGTGTTAATACCATATTGTTTTAATTGCTGCATCATGTCGTGAGAGTTCCAACGGTCAAACGTGCAGACACGGATCTTAAAACCTTTTGTTCTAAGAGATAATATATAATCTTTAACTTCTGTAAAGTCTACAGATTTATCTGGAGTAGGTGTCCAATATCTAACTGCATCAACTTCAACAATAGGGGCAGGCTGTGAGTACGTGTCTGTTACTTTTACATTCACCCATTTCTGTACATGTGCCATAGAGACCGCACAATGGTCATGTTTTTGTGCAAGGTCTACGTGCAAGAAGTACTCCTTGTCTGGATCTGGCGCAAACCAAGTTTCAAATCTTCCAAACTCATCTACTGCTAGAGCCATATTGCTAAATGCTTTTTCAATTTTTTCACGAGACTTAAAGAATGCATCAATTGCTTCTGATGGCATACATGCAAATCTTCCTAGTGCGTCTGGAGCATTTTTATAGAAAGCAACTTTAAAATCTTCTATGCTTCGTGTAGGATTAATTTCCCATGTAGGTCTACGCAGAGCATACATCCTAGGATATTTATAAGATAGGATATGATCTTCTTCCCATTCAATATCAAACTCATTACCTTCCGTGCCGTCTGGTAGAGTATTGTCTAATTTAAAATGATGTGTTCTTACTACCGTTTCTTTTTCAGCAACTACATCGTCATATCTTTGTTGGATATAATCGTTTTTATATCTTGGGAATGAGAGCAAAATAACTTTGCCGTAATCTGGGAAACGTGAGTCTACCGATGCACGATACATTTCATATATAAGACTTCCAGTCTTTGCCTGTTCATGACCAGTTGTATTCTCTACGCTAAAACCAGAAATTTCGTCAAGAATCACAACAATTACGTTGTATCCTTCCCAAGCCTCACGCTCTGAGTGACCTGAATGAACTGTAATATTTTTATTAAATTTAATTTCAGAAGCTTTTTCTGTGTATTTTCCAACAAACCAAGGGCACTTATCTATGCGTGTTCTAAACCCTTTAAAGAATACGTTATTTGCCTGCTGTGCGTTGATAGCAATATTAATAATATCAATAGAATCTCCAGGCGGCTTACCGTAATAAGATGCTGGATCTTTAAGGCACAATAGTAAATATACTATATAGGCTACTGATATGGTTGAGCAGTAATCTTTTCCAGAACCTTTACCTAACTGAGCAACAACCTCATTGGCTGTTTGCTTAAACATTCTAACGCCTTCATCTTCACCAAACAGTTTAACAAGGGTAGACTCTTTATAAATCTGAGAACTCTTTTCAATAAGAGTGTATTGATATTCAGATAGTGGCGGCAGGCCTAAATAGTCTGGGCTCTGTACAAATGTTCTTAGATCTACTGGACGTTCATCAAACTCTTCGCCATCCAGCATATCAATTAAATCATTAAAATTAAGATCCATTAAATTGACCACCATCCCTGAGCAGTAGCTTTTCCACTAGATATCCAATCCTTGTGTAGTCTTGCTACTTCTTTCCAATCAATTCTGTGTGTAGGCAGGCCACATTTTGGACACAGGTCTGTATCCATTTCTTTATAGACATGCTCACAGTACATTAGCCTCTTCTTCGTTTAGTATTACTGGTTCAACGATTCCAGTAATTTGCGATAAGCGCTTTGCAACATCCATCTTACATTTAGGACATGCGGCTGTTACTTCTTTTAAAATCTTGACAAGGATATCTTGTTTGCGTTCTGTTTCTGCAATCTGGTTTGCTAACTCGGCATTATCTAACAAGCCCACTTCTTGCAGCATTCCAATTCTTTTACCTTCAATATCTGCAATTAATTTTAGGGCTGTAGCCTTAACATTTAATTGGCCCGCCTGATCTGCATCTTCTACAGTTTTCCACGCTTCTTTAATAAGCATGGCATAGTGTTGGTCTGCTCCTGAGATGGCTTCCTTAGCCCTTTCACGGGCCGCTGTGTCGTTGTGTACAACACTTTTCCACTCATCTATCAACTCGACCACTTCGGCTCTTTTAAAGCCTGTTACGGTGGCAATTTGGGTAGGGTTGTTTCCCTTAAGCAGTTCTGAGACTACCATGTTCATACGATCAAAGTGATCAGCTAATTCAATTTCGGACATATATTAGAGTATACTCTTAGTCGACTAAAAAATCAACTAGATTTAGCTATTTTATATAGAATTAGATATCCGATAAGGTCATCAATGTCATTATCTCCAGCAAATCCCTGGTTATTCTTTACTCTATTTAATTTATCATCAATGCGAACCTTTAACTGTTCTGTTGCATCTGTTGTAGAAAATATTCTAATTGGGTTCAAGGCCGAGTCTCCGTATGATATATTCTTATCAATAAGCATATGAGCAATCTCATGGCATGCCTCCCATATCTTTGAACCAGATGGGGCACCTACAGAATGTAAATATAAATCACTGCAATTAAACTCTGACACATCTTGAAATACTGGTTTTAACATCATACGTCCATTTCTTTATATAGCTGTTTAAGTCCACGTAGTGTACCTATGTCCATATATCTGCCGCCTGGTCGAACAGATTGAATATTTGTTCCCTCATCTATCCACTCTTGAATTTGTTTTCCTGGGTGGTCTAAACTTGGATCTATGTATCTTATCATATTTTTTCGGAATAGCATAGTACCCCACATATCTTTATAATCGCAATCTGAAACCTTATCCTTTGAAGCAATTACCTTATTATCATTTGAAACAAGTACTTGTCCTACCCTGCCTTTTAATTCTCCTAGGCATTCCCATATACCTAGTACCAAATCTGCGTTAGTTTCTTTCATCATTTCTTTATATATATTTGACGGAGCATTTAAAATATAAGTGTCTGGCATTCCTACCAGCACGGTATCATTGTATTCCCCTATCATAAACTTAATTGCATCAGACATGGTAGATGGTTCTTTTACAATTAATTTAATATTCATATCCATATTTTGAATAATTGGAATCCATTCTGGTCTAGTAGACACACGAACCTCATCACATACCTCAAGCATTTGTTCTACATGCCATTGAAGTAGGGATCTTTCATCAGATATCGGAAGGCAAAATTTAGGTATGCCTCCAATTCTAGATGCTTTACCTGAAGCAGGCAATACTCCTATCGTAGCCATTCGTGATCCCTTCTTCTCGATAAAGACCATTGTTTTGAAATTTCAAAATTATTAGTCTGCTTATATTTATAATATTCTTCATTCTTAACAAACGTCTGATGATTTATATTCTTTAACTTATCATCACTATTAATTGTTTGGCTTCCTACTTCAGGAGCTGTGTCAATAGCTGTTGATACTATAGTATTTTCTGGACAGAATCTTGCAACTCTTTCATGAAAATCATTGTCTTCAAAGTAAATTGGGTAGTAATACTCATCAAATAATCCAATTTTTTCTATTACATTTTCACCTACAGAAAAACATCCATATGCATCATTTGTAAGAATTAATTTATCTGGGCCACTTAATTTATCTATTTCTTCTAAGGCGCTATCTCCCCACCTAGTATCTGCAGAAGCAAACAACCAGTATTTAGAATGAGGATAACACTTTATTGCTAAATTCCACGAAGCAGATAACCCTAGATTTGCTGGCATATTTAAAACTTTAACATTTTCTTTTTCTGTTTTAAATCCTCCACCATTATCTATAATTAAAATATTATCTATTGAATAATTAATAGAGTCAAGCATAGACTCTAATAGATCGTATCTATTTAATATTGGAACTACAAGGACTGGTATACTCATCTTTTTTTAATTAATTGAAACTTCTCTAAATATCTCTGTATCGTCATAGCAGAAACCTTACACTCGTCGGCAATTTCAGTTACCGTTTTCTTTTGAACCACATATCTTCGGTATAGCCATGTCTGACTTTGATACAACTTCATCGTTCTGTCAACACCTTATTTGCATAATGAGCAATGCCGAATGCATCTGCCACATCAAAATCTGTTAAAGATAGATTATATTTTTTATTAAAGTAATCTACAGTTCTTTGCTTACGCATGTTTCTTAATTGAGTCTTATACCAAGAGTCTGCGTATCCTGGATTCTTTAACCTTATAGCCGCCTTTTCGTCTTTGGTTGGGTTTTTATTTCCAATATATGCCTGCCAAGAACTAGGGGATATAGTAATAACGGAAGCGCCAGTAGACATAAGCTCAGCAATAACAACACCATAGACATAAGATAATTTTATCACGGCATCAGGGGATCTGACAAGTATTGCTCCTTCTACGGCAATGTAATCACTCTTTAACTCATCTAACATAGAACTTGTTTTAATTTTAGCGTCATGAATCTTTTCATATATATCTTGACCAACAAAATTAATCTTGCCCCACTTCAATGGCTTATCATTTTCCATAAGACAAAACGCTACTGAATTTGTAGAAGCATCAATACCAAGAACTCTGCTGGCTTTTGTTTTTACTAAATCAGCTAATTTCATCTATCATTCCTTTTATCTTAGATCTTTTAGTAATATCTATTTTCTTTTGGCAAGAAGCACACAACGGGGTATCATTATATCTACTTAACTGTGCACCACATTTCCTGCATCCACGAGCAGCGCCATTCCTAATAGCCTTTTTCTCATAATACTTTTCCATAATCCTTTTGTTTGTTGCAATTCTGCAACATTCATCAGAACAATATTTTTGGTTATGAGTTTTAGGAGTAAACTCCTTACCATTTAAACACTCTTTGTTTGCACAAATCACAATTTTGGAACCTTATAAGACTCAATTTGAACAGTTCCAATTAATCCTGCATAACATTCTTTTTTAATTGGACAATATGTGCAAGGCATCTTAGACTTTGAGGCACCTGCTGGACGCATTGGAAGGTCGCCTTCCTTAAAGTTATCCCATACTTCACACATCCATGTAAAAGCTTCTTCTATAATCTCTTTGTTCTTATCATTCATGGACACAGGAATAACAATAATCTCTTGAGTATTTTTATTCTCATAAAGGAAGAATCCTTCTTTTGCATTCTTTAGTTTCATGTATGTAAGTAGTTGAAGTAAATGATTTGTTGTAGGCTTCATCTCTGCCTGTCTTTGATCCCAAACCTCTTGCTTAGCCGTCTTAATTTCACCAATTACAGTTTCTGAATCATACTCCATAATTAAGTCTATGAAACCACGAATTGGAGGATACTCGTTTACAATCTCTTCTTCTTCCGCTCTCCACTCTGGCATTGTTTTAATTAGATTCTGCAATCTTTCATGGGCTTGTGTTCCCTGTGCCATGTTAGCAACTGCTACCGCATCGTTATCATCAATAAACATAGCGCCACTAAAAGCCATATACCAATATCTTGGGCATGTTCCGTGACCATATCCAAGTGTGCTTGGACTAAATGACTTCTTAGTCATCTCTCCATCTGCACGTTTGGTATTACGATATGACTCGTCCAATAGCTGGGCAAATCTTTCAGGATCAAAATGCTTGCCTGCATGCTTCTTAAACTTAAGGTTCTTTACAATATCTCTACCCATTACTTGGCACCCATAACTTTTCTTTTCCTTTATTGTGATATCTAGCCATAACAAACAACAAGTCTGATAGACGATTTAAATACTTAGCAATGTTTGGATTAACATTTTCTATTTTCCAAACTTCACGTTCTGCTCTTCGAACAATTGTTCTTGCATTGTGTAATGGTCCTGTAGGTAAAACAAATGATTTCAACGGCTCTAAGTATTCATTGTAGTCATCAATTACATTTTCTAGATATGTCACTCTACTTTCAGATATTGTTATTGTTGGAGCACCAGCAAGCTCTGCCCCAAGATCGAACAAATCGCTTTGAACTCTTTCAATAATATCATTATACTCATCTGTTGCCATTCCAATAGCCGAATTGGCTTCGTCTACAGCACCTATGGCTTCCATTATTGGACTTGTTTTAGAAACTCTTTCATTATTAGCTGTAGAAGTTTGGCCATCATCACCAGTCTTTGTATAAATTTTACTTAATATAACCACTATGAACTGTACCTAACGACATACTTAAGTGCATCTACTAGTTTATCTATAGATTCTTTTGCTGAATAATAAATGTTTTTCTTATTATTATTTACAGTTCCAGCCTTATCTTTAGCAATTGTTGAATACACTGAAGCCATCATAGAAAATTTTGTTGACATTGCTTGTAATTCTATAATTAAGTATGGGGCTTTGGCTGAAGGAACATCTGGATTCATCAACAGCTTTACCACAATAGCAAGGGCTTTATCTAGTTGATCATCTTTCATGTATTCATGTAGTTCATTGAATTCTGTAATAGAACTAATTAACTCTAATGTATTTTTATCTTCCGCCATTTTTAGCCTTATCTTTCTTGTCTAATTTATCTATGAATAGTCCAAAAGGGTATCCAATTAAAAAACCTATTGCAATTCCAGACAGTAAAAATATTTCCATCAGATAAACCTTTGAACAATACCGTAGCCTATCCATAGACCTACGATTCCCATTAATCCTGCAAATACTGGAGGGGCAGGAATAGGTAATTTAAATATACTAAATACCGCACCTACTGCTGCACCTACCGCCGTTGTTAAAAATATTTCTCTCATAGCCTTTACTTAACCACCTTATGCTTTACCTTGTAGGGGCCAAGATCGGCCTTTACGGTTCCATCTTTTCTAAGCCTGACAATTCTACCATTTTTAATTTGAGTATCGTTAAATGGTATTTTGTTATTTCTTTTACCGCTTGACATTATTGTCCTCCCAGAACTGTATTAGCTCTTCTAATACTGCCCATTCAATTATTCCAAGTCTTACCTTAGAATCCGTTCCTATAATAATTTTTAAAGCTGGGTGCATGTCACGACTTACTTTAAAGGTGTCAGTACATATCTTTGACCACACAGGTTTATTTAAAGTAAAAGAGGAAGACGCTTCTTTGTAATCAATTAAGAATTGTTTCCATTTAGCATCACCCTTTTGATAATCGCCACGTCCACTGTTCTTTTGTGCTTTAGCGCCGTCTCTTTTAACTTCAGATCTTTCTGACATTAGTTAACCTGAAAAGAATTTTTGTGACCGTCAGGACATTCCCAACTCATTGTAAGAGACATTGCATCCCAGAAATATTCTTCTGCATCTTTATCACATTTAGCGCAGGGCTTTTTGCCACCAAACTTTTCAAGTTCTACTGGCTTAATCTCTTCTTTTTTAAAGAACTCATTAAGATTTGGCACGAATCTCCTCCTGTAGCTTTGTAACTACTTTAGGGTTGTCACGAAGATAC